TATAAATCTACCAGTGATTCCATCAAATCGATACCCTTCAATGAAACCGTTTGTAAGTCGGCATCATAATCATATAAAGAAATATCACCCAATTCTGGTAAATCATCAAGAGTAGCTAAATGAGAACTTATATCAAAATCCTCACCATGTTCTTGTATCAAATCGAATTCTTCCGAAAGTTTTTCAGACTTACTCTGTTTTTTAGCACCCATAGTCACATAATTTCATTTCTGTATATATACGAATATAAAAGTAGAAAAAATACCATTTTTACATTCATATATATACAACATGGCACGACCAAAAGGACAAACGAAACAGAAAGTAGGTTTCTCTATTGATATTACTACCGTCAAAGAACTAGATAATTTCTGTGATTCCAAAGATATAAATAGGTCCAAGTTGGTAAATATGATAGTCAAAGACTACTTAGAAAATCCAAGAAACTCAGAATGGCAAGACAGATAGTATGGACAACAAAAATGGTTGATGAAGCAGCCGACCAGTTAAATAACGGTTTTCTTCTATCAAGAGCTGATAATCCGTTTCACGAAGGAACGATTGGGCTCAGAAAAGATAAAATTACTTTTCGAATATCTCCGACCGAATTACAGGAATATATTAAATGCAAAACTGACGTACATCACTTTGCCGAAAATTACTGTTGGGTAAAGGGTGATAAAGGAGAACCAGTACGACTTAAACTAAGAGATTATCAAAAAGATATTCTCGATAAATTTCACAATAATAGATTTAATATACTAATGGCAAGCCGCCAAGTGGGAAAGTGTTTTGAGTATAACACAACTCTACTTATATATGACAAAAAGTTAGAAGTTTATAGAGATATTAAGTTTTTCCAATTATTATTTGAATTAAAAACTGATAAAAACATATATGATTATATAAAAAATACACTATATACACTTTTAAACATAATAAGTGATTGATGTGTCGGTATGGGTACACGGTAGATAGGGAAGGGTTTTTATTCTAATATATACATGTAAATAAATATGTATATGGAAAGTATAATCAAAGAATATAATCTCAAAATAAGTGAAAATATCAACATTAATGATAATGATGAAACGGTAACCTGTAGGATATGTGGTGAACAATGTAAACGAGTGTATGGTAGACACTTAAAACATTCACATAATAATATATCAACCAAGGAATATAAAGAACTGTTTCCTGGATCACCAATAACAGCACTGGGTGATAAGAAGAATACATCAAAGAATAGTGGTCAACACATGAAGTCGGATAAATATAAGAAAATGTTTTCTGAGAAGTTTTCCGGTGAAAATAATCCAATGCATAAATCCAAAACCACCGAGAAATTTAGAAAAAGTGTCTCACCATTCAGTAAAGAATTTTATAAATTAAGATATCCAGATATGACAGAAAAAGAAATAACGGAGAAAATATCAAATCTTGCAATCGAAATATCCAAGGACCGATTACTACCCTCAAATAAAGAGTATTGGATAGAGAAAGGGTTTTCTGAAAAAGATTCCATTAAAAAAGTATCAGATTCTCAAACGACATTCTCAAAGGAAATTTGTATTAAAAAATATGGTGAGGAAAGGGGTGTTGAAATATGGTTGGAACGACAAGCAAAGTGGCATAAAAACTTCAAGAAATCTAATTTCAGCAAGATAAGCCAAGAATTGTTTCAATCTATTTGGGTATTAATTAAATCATCAATTAATAAGGAACATATTTATTTTGCCTCACTAAATGAGAATAAGGAAATAGTCGAATCCACACGAAATTATGAATATCGTTTAAAATTGAACGGATCATTTATATTACCGGACTTTTTTATGATAGATATTAATAAAATAATTGAATTTGACGGTACATATTATCATCGAAACACACCTGAGAATAAAAGAAGGGAGGATGAAAGAGATGAGAATATCCAAAAAAGTGGATATGAAGTTCTACACATATCAGAGAAGGAATATAAAAGTGATAAAGAGCAAACCATACAGAAATGTATCAATTTCCTACTTGATAAATAATATAATATACCGATTTTACTATATAATATATGAGGAACCTATTAAAATTGATAATATACAAGTTAATTGAATTCGTTGAATATATCGAATATCGTAATATGAATCTAGATGAGTGTGATATATCTAAGAAGTTTATAGATGAGTTACACACAGATAGATATCAAGTATTATCAGATACGGGTTATGTGGATATATCATCATTGAGCATCACACAACCATATACACATTATGAGGTTTTATTGAATAATGGTCTTAATATAACATGTGCTGATACACATATGTTATTTGATGAAAATATGAAAATAAAATTTGTGGAGGATATTATTTTGGGTGATTTAATACAAACAAAGTATGGGTTGTCCAAAGTATCAAAATTAGAAAAGAAAAGACATCGTACCTCAATGGGTGATTTATCGGTCATGGATTCTAATATGAGATATTACACTAATGGTATATTATCACACAACACTATCTGTTCATCAATAATGCTACTCCACTTCGTTCTATTCAATAATAATAAGAACGCTCTAGTAACAGCAAATAAATTAGATACTGCCGTTGAAGTACTGGATAAAATACGTGAAATATACCAAAGACTACCATTCTTTTTACAATCAGGGATTGTCAATTGGAGTATGAAGACAATTGTTTTTGAAAATAAAAGCCGAATTAAAGGTTTTGCCACAACCAAAACAGCATCAATTGGTCAGGCTGCCGATTTCTTATACTTAGATGAGTTTGCATACTTACCAGATACGATTGCCGAGAAGTTTTATAAATCTGTATTTCCGACAGTTTCCTCAATGGAGAACTCTAAGATTATAATAACATCAACACCAAACGGATATAATCTATTTCATAAACTTTTAATGGATGCTGAGAAACCAGAGGGTGAGAAATCTAACTACATGCCTAATAGAGTCTATTGGTGGCAAGTGGAAAAGAGACACGTTACTTATATAAGACTCAATAAATCCAAATTATCCGATTCTGGGATTACTAAAGAAGAAGTTCTGGAGTTCATGGTAAATAAATATACAGATACAAAGTGTGAATTGGCCTGGAATGATGAAATAAGTAAATGGGTTGTACATGTATTGAATAAGCCGTCCTGCACCGAGGAGATGATATTGAATGATGTTATAAAGGGTATAAAAGTACCAGTGTTGGGTGATGTAACAACTTGGAAAAAAGAAACCATCAAAGATATTGGGGGAGAAGAAGCTTTTAACCAAGAATTTGACCTTAGATTCATAAACACATCAAGATCATTGTTAGACGAAACTCTTATAAGAGACTTACGAGAAAATGCCGAAGAATATACATACCAACCAATCGATGAGATTGAGGAGAGATTGAGGTTCGATTTATCTGATTTGGTTTGGAACATCAATCCAAAGACTTACGAGCATGAAAAACGGAAGAAATACAAGATTATAATATCTGTTGATATTTCCGAAGGGTTAGGACAGGATTCATCAATCATAAATATGTTCAAAGTTGCACCCAAACCAGTTGAATTAATAAATAGAGATGGGTTCAAATATAAAAGTATAGGCGATTTTTACCAATTAGAACAGATTGGATTATTTAAAAATAACCTAGTATCTGTTAGTGAATTATCCGAATTACTCTACCTAATATGTTTTGAACACTTCGACCCGGACAATGTTAAAGTTGTAGTTGAATTAAACAACTATGGTAATGAGTTGTTGGCTCACATGCCTCACCTTTTTGATGGACATAACAATTATGGATCTTCTATATTCTTCCGTTACAAACACAGAATAGATTCTCATGATGAGAAACTTGGTTTAAAGGTGGGTGCTAATAAGAATTTATTGGTAAAAGATTACCAAGAAAGAATGGCTTCTCGTAGTATCAAAGTAACTAACCTCGAAACTATTACGGAAATGACAACATTCATAAAACACACAACAAATGCCGGTAATATTGTTTATCGAGCCGATGGATCACAACACGATGATCAAGTTATGACAATTGTAAACATGTCTAGTGTATTTGAGAAGACCGAGTTTAAACAAATAATCGAAGACTACCATTACGAAGACACACCAACAGATATTAAACGTGTTATCGATGAGGTTATGGATAAGATTGAATACAATGATCCAGTAGATTATACACAACTTTTAGATGTCAGAAGACGTAAGATGGGTATAGGTAATAAATCCAAAATGGCCCGTAAAGAGTGGGGGTTATAATAATACACTCAATGTGATATCCCTTTTTTGCCTTTAAAGTAAGATTTGAGTTGGATATATGTGATTATACCCAGTGCCATAACATATGGCACTGGCAAAAAGTTAAAATTTATAAAGGGTGGTAAAGAATACTACGACACCCAAGAAATTTCAATAGGTATTTAAAGAAACACTAACTCGGCTCGATGGTGATGGAGAGTCCAGCCCCCTGAAGTTTATCCTTCATATCAGATAATTTTTCATAATCACCATACATAACATCACATTCACCCTTATAATGAACTTGGTGAGCACATTGGTTAGCCTGTTCAGCTTGATGATTACAAACCTTTACAAGACATTCAATAACCCAATCAAATGAATTATGATCATCATTATGTAGTGTTAATTTATATGGCTGTGATAGAATTTCATCAACCTGAGATTTCTTTTTTGTTTTAGTTGGCATATTTACTTTTTATTTATTTACTATTATAGGTGTTTTATCTGTTTTTGTCACATCGATGATTTCAACTCGACAATCCATATCCTCAGCCCACATCGGGAATTCCTTAAGGTGTTCTTGTCTATCATCATACATAACAAATACTTCTGGGTTATATAGTTGTATAAGCTCAGAGTAGAGTTTTGTTTTAAATAGGAATGTATCACCAATACCAGTAGATAGATATGTATGATTTCCAAAATCGATATTATGACTTCTGAGAATTGCCATTACTTCCTTTCTAAGTGACAATCTACCCGGTTTTTCTCCGTTCCATGTCTTATCAATCCTCCCAGTTGCCATAATCGGTAGAGTACCATCTTCGGCACAAGATTCGAGATATCTCTGATAAACCCATGGATTAACTGGAATATCAAAAATTTCCAAATCAAGTGATTCAGGTTTCGACCACCAACCATCATGTGGGAATTTCAAACCTGTAAATTTCTCCCATGCCATTTTACCAGGTATCTCTTTTGGAGAGTATACAAGTGTATCATCAAAGTCAAAACTCACTATTTTCCTAATTTTTTCCATTTTTCGTCTAATTTTTCACACAGAGGGTAATAATAAGATATATATATATTAATTATATCACACAAATATAAGAAAAATATTCGAATTAACTATGTGGAATACAATATTACAGATAATAAGTAAGATAGATGTGAAGACGATGCTAATTATCGGACTTCTATCAGTACTCTCTTTCTTCTATTTCAAACCCATGTTCTCAGGAGATGATAATCTAGATGATCGAGAACGATTAGAGAAAAACAACAAAGAATTAGTTGAAGAGAGAAAAGTCTTGGAAAACGCTTACGTTTTAATACAGAAAGATTTTAAAAGAGATTCTACCCAAAACGTAAAACTGAAGAAAGAAATTAAATTACTCGAAGCTGTCTTAGCTAATAAGGATGATCAAATCAGAAAAGCCAAAGCAGAACTTGATAAAGCAAAAGAAATATCTGATATAACTCGTAAACAAATAAAAAAGTTAGAAGAAAATCCTATAAAACTACCAATGGAGGATTTACTTCCCGCCATAAATGAAAAAACAACTAATTAAAATGAAGAAATTAACTATACTGTTATTCACATTATTACTATCAACACAGGTCTTTTCACAAGAGAAAGAGTTCTATCAATTATATACGGATAATTTAGTAGAATCCTTAGTAGATACCGATTGTGTTGAAATAGATACTAATTTGATAGATAATTATGTATTCACACCACCAGAATATTACGTTATTGATGGTGATACAGTTGGTATAACATTAACAATAGAACAAGTTCAACATATTAATTCCGAGTTAGAAATGTTGAAATTGTTTAAAGTATTGGATAGTCAAACACAGGATGTTGATCAATTCTATATAGATGTTATAAATAATCAAAACGAAAAAATGTCTGTTTTACAAACAACACTTACTAAAATAAGAGAATCAGGTACGAAACAAGATGATATTATAATCAAATTGAAAAGGCAATTGAAAATAAGGACTGCACAATATGAATCATCGGGAGAACAGATTTCCAATGATGAAATTATAATTGAGGGATTGAAGAAAGATGTTACAAAACAGAAGGCACAAAAAATAGGTGCTTTTATTGGAGCTGGTACTGGTGGTGCCGGGGTAATAGTTCTTCTCATTCTAATGTTGAGGTAATGTGAGAAAAACGGGTTTCTAAACTAAATATATAACATATAAAAATATTTAACAAAATGAGCTATACTAAAAAATTTGAAAATTTTCAAAAAAGTAAAAAGACTAAGGATATAACTCCGAAATCAAAAGAACAAGATGAACTTAATGAAGGTGCAAATGAGGTAGGTAACATGTACAAAGTTGTAACTACTATTGACGTACCAACATCTTTGATAAATGCGTACACTAAGAAAGTGAAGGATACTTTTGATAAAGATATCAACTCAACTTGGGGTAAAGAAAGTATAGCAGAAGAATTAGTTAAGTTTGTCAATATGACATATCTTAATATAGACACTATTCACGCTGGAGCATTAACAGGAGATCCTGATCCAGCTGCACAAACACAAGCACAACCGTTATCAATGGCTCAGGTTCAACCACAAGCTCAGGCTCAGGCACAAGGTCAGGCACAAGGTCAGGTACAAATTGATCCACAAGCTCAGGCACAAGGTCAGGTACAAGTTGACCCACAAGCTCAGGCACAAGGTCAGGTACAAGTTGACCCACAAGCTCAGGCACAAGGTCAGGTACAAGTTAATCCACAAGCTCAGGCTCAGGCACAAGCACAAATACCACCAACATCTGATGAGTTTGGAGAAATTCAAGATGATGAGGAAGTTCAAGATGATGAGGATGATGAAACTCTTCCTATTTAAGGAATTTTCAAATAAAAACTAAAAAGGGAGGATTTTTATCCTCCCTTTTTTTTATATATAATAAAAGAAGGAAATTATGAAAAATATCAAAACAATAAACGAATACTATGATGATAATGAATCAGTTGCACAGATGGGTGTATCTGGTGATAATCACGGACACGAAGGAGAAAACGATGAAGAATCATTTGATGATGGAATATTTGATGATATAGAAGCTGATCTCGACACTATGCCAACAGACGAGGCAGCCGATTTCGTAAATAAAATATCTAGGTGGTGTAAAATTAAGTTTGAGAAATTCGGAAAAGCCGAAGATGGAGAAGAAGAAGAATAACATGAAGTATATTAGGGAATATAATAACTATAATAATGATTTGATTATAGTAGATGTACAAAAATCTTTCAAAGAGTTTTTTACAGAAACATATTTAGAGAAAATTAAAGAACACTGTAAATTATTTCAAAATGTGTATCAAATATGGGACAATCACTCCGAGGAACAAAAACCCGATAGTGATTACCTATATGATTATAATCCTGATATCCCAGTACATCAAGATTTATATCAATTTCCCAACCAAAGAAAACTCATTGAGAAGAGGTATAATTATAATGTTGATGCCGATTACTATAAAAGAATATTAACGGAAGAGACACACTCCAAAATAAGTGAGATGGAGGATAATAAAACCATAAAGAGAGGTGATATGTTCTCAACGAAAGAAGGAACTGTAATTACCTACATTGATAATTCACATAAATGGTTCCACTGTCCAAAAAAGCTATACAATCTATTAAATGACCACAAAGGTAAATCGGTGGAAATTATCGGTGGGGCAGATGGTGAGTGTTTAGACGATGTTTTCATACTTGCTGAGAAAATGGGTGTTCGTGTTGTTCGAAATCATCAATTTATCTATTCAGCCACACATTGCCCAATATAAA